ATCCGAGCCTCAAAGAGTTAACTTATAAAGAGGGCACCGAACAAACCGGCGACAACATTGAAATGCGGCTCGCCGATCCCGAGGGGCATTTCCGGTTAACCTGGACTTTAAAAGGTGCAACCCCGCATTCGCTCGGGCTCGAAAGCCAAAATTGGAATTATCCCGGTGAGCACCTTTATAAAGACTGCGGCACCTTCGAGCTCCACCGGATCTCGATTAAGAAAAGCAAAAAATCCGGGTCCGAGGTGACACTTTACGCGAGCTCGATTCCGGTTAAATCATCGCTTCGGCTTGAACGCAAAACACGAGCCTGGACTAAGACCGATCTAAAAACTATCGCTCAGCAAGTCGCAACCGAGAACGGGTTAACCTTGCAGTATATCGCCAAGGAAAACCCGCAGATCGCTCGAAGCGAACAACATGACGAGAGCGATTTCGTTTTATTGAACCGGCACGGTGAAGAAAACGACCTTTTCGTTAAGGTCAAAAGAGGGGCGCTTTGGATAATCTCAAAAGAGGAACTCGAGCAACAATCACCGGTGGGCACCATTATTTGCGATACCCCGTTAAGCCAAGGCGGCATCAATGGGCGCGGGCTTATCGAGTGGGAAATTGAGGAGTCAACCGAAGACACCTACAAAGGTTGTGAAGTGAAGCACCGCAACAATAAGACCGGCACCACCGCGATCGGCTCAACCACCGACCCTGATGCCGTGGTGGGTGCGACTTTGCGCGACAAAAGTAATCATCACCCGCCACCGAGCGAAGACACCAACGATTAGGCTATGGAATTGCCGCCTTTAATCGCGAAACCTTGGCAACGCACCATTTACCCGGCGCAAATGCCGGTGGTCGATACTAACGCGGCGAGCACAAGCAAAGCCAAACGTAAAAGCCGGGCGCGGCTTAAGAAGAAAAATCGCAAAGGCAAAAAGCACCGTCTAACCCTTGCGCTCGATCTCACCTTGGAAGCGGGCGACGTTTACACCTTGCAAGGGTTCTCGCCCGATTTCGATGGCCCTTGGTTGATCACCGAGGTGGAACACAAGTTTGCCGGTAAGAGCGGATCGCAAACCACCTTGACCCTACAAAAGTGCATCACGGGCTATTAGAGAGGCTTTTCGTTTCCTATGCCTAGATATGGCTCAGCCGATCCGCCCGATGCCACTGGCTTTAACGTGGTGCGTTCCGGCACGGTTGTCGATCGGCGCATGGGTACGAACGGGCCGGAAGTACAAGTTGCCTATTATGACCGGGGCGAAACTAGTGATTGGTTGCCGGTGGGGCACCATGGGTCGGCCGGTGCCACGATGTTCTATTGCCCGCGGCTAAATGATAATGTGACCGTATTGCATTACCCCACGGCCATCGAGCAAGGCATTGTGGTTTGCACTAACCCCACGAGCAACGGGGGATCGATTCAACCCGATTCGCTAAACTCGATCGCCATGATGGGCGATAACGGCGAACAATTCTCGTACAACCCGGACACTAAAACCCTGGCGATTCACGGGGTTGGCTCGATCAATATTACGGTGGCCGGTGACACCTATCTACAAACTAACGGCAACCTAACCGCCAAGGTGGGCGGGGGTGCCGACCTTGAGGCGGGCGGCACGGTCACGCTCAAAGGTAGCCAAGTCATTATCAATTGTGATTGCCATATAAAAGGCAAACTCACCGTTGATGGGGTCACCCTTTTGGATGCGGGCGGCACGGCAACCCCGAACCTGATAAACGCCGATGGGTCGGGTAACGGTTCTTGAGCCCGGTATTTATCCGGTGCATGATCATCGGCGCACTCGGCATGATCCCTTTTGTGGGTGGTTTAGGTACGGCGAACACGTTCCACGAGATCGCGAAAACCAATAAAACCACTTACGTAAAACATCAGATTATTTCGGGGGTTGATCTGATCGAGGCGACCGGCCCGGACCCAATCGATTTATCGGTGCAAATGAGTTTTTTCGCACCTTACACGTTGAGCCCGAGCGTTTCGGTTGTCGAGATCGAGGCACTTGCGGCGAGCCGGTTACCGGTGCCGCTCTTTGCCGGTGACGCACCGGTTGGGCGCGGGCTTTTAACCCTCTTTGTGATTGAGGATGTGAGCGTACAAATGCGCAAATGGGTGGGCTCAAATCTTGCCATTGCCGCGGTCACCGTGAAGCTTTTGGAATACAGCAACCCGCTTTCGATTGCCGGGCCGCTTAATGCCCTGGCGAGTCTCGGCGCTAGCGTTTCGGTCGGCCCGGTTAATGCCTCAATCGGAGTTTCATTCTAATGGCTAACCCGATTCGCTCTTACTCGGCTTTGGTCAACGGCAAAACGTGGATTGTTGACGGTGCGTTTCAATTCGATTTCGATGCCCCGGCCGGGTCGGTGCAAGAAGTGATGCAAAACGTTTTTAACATCATTCAAACCCCGCTCGGTACTCAAGTGCTCCTTCGGCTTTTCGGTTCAGATCAAAACTGGATCGATGCACCCGGCAACGTCCAAATGATGCAAGCTCGCACGGCATTTTTGCTTTCGCTCAATATGTGGGAACCGCGAGCCAAGGTTACCAAAATTAAATTTTCGCTCGATCCCACTAGCGTGATGGCGGGCGTTTACACTTTATATTTCGAGCTCAATATTGATCTGAAAGCCACCCTCATCCCAACCCTGGTTGTATTGCCGCCTAGCAACGAGCCGGTTTGGGTCATTGACGGGCCGATTGGCGGCGAGCTCGGTGTCTCTGAAGAACTCCTGACGGTTTAGCCCGGTATTTATCCGGTGTAATGCCGGACCCATTCGCCAGTTTACCGCCGATCTCGTTTGTCAATACCGATGTCGCCGCGGTTTCAACTGCGGTAGTCCAGGCGTTTCAAGAAATGTGGTTTGCCGATACGGGCGAGATGCTCGTACTGACCCAAGCCGATCGGCGTTATCACTTTCTGCTTTGCCTGGTCGCTTATCTGATCAATGAGCGCGAGCTCATCGACCAATCGGCCAAGCAAAACTTGCTGCCGTTCGCGACCGGCGGTTTTTTGGATAACCTCGCGACCTTGTACGGCCCGCGGATGCTGCGGCTTGAAGCATCGGCCGCCCAAGTACCTTTGGAGTTTAGCTTGGGGTCACTGCTTAACACCGCGGCTTTGATTCCGGCCGGTACACTCGTGGGTTCCGCCGATTCGTCGAATCTCGTTTTTGCCACTAATCAAGATCTAACCATTCCCATCGGCCAAATCACGGGCAAGGTAAACGCCACTTGCCAAACCGTTGGGCCGATCGGTAACGGTTTACTTCCCGGCACCATCACTAACCTGATCAATTGGGCCGCACCGTTCGCTCTTAGTGTAACGAATCTCGACGTTTCAACCGGGGGAGCGGATACCGAGAGCGATTATGCCTATCGCCGAAGGATTTATTTAGCCACCCAATCTTTTAGTAACGCGGGTTCTTACGGCGCATACGAGTTTTTCGCTCTCTCCGCTTCCCCAGCTATTGCCGAGGTTAGCGTGATGGGGCCGGAATTTGAGGGCATACAACCCGGTAACGTCCTTGTCACGGTACTATTGCAAAACGGCGAGTTTCCAAATCAATCGATTCTCGATTTGGTTTATTCGTCGATTAATCCCGATACCATTCGCGACCTATGCGCATTTGTAAAAGTGCAAGCGCCGATCCCGGTGCCCTATTCGATTTGGGTCGATTATTACATTGATTCGAGCCAAGCCAATCAACTCGTACAAATCCAATCACAAGTTAATCAAGCGGTACAAGATTGGGTAGTAGCCCAAGCGCTTAACCTGAAAGGCTCAATCAATCCTTCAACGTTGGTTGTCGCGATGGTTAATGCCGGGGCGTCTTATGTGATGATCTCACAACCGACCCACCAATTACTAACCTTCGAACAAGTGCCCTCACTAGTTAACGATCCGGTGGTCCGTTATCTAGGCACCGAGGCCGATTTACCTTAAATGGCACTTCCGATCGTTCAGTTAACCGCGAGTTTGCGCACCGCGGCGGCGACTAATCCGGTTGTTCTGACATTTCCCGCCTCACCCCCTCCGATCGCCGGTGACACGATTGCTTTTATAGTTATTTGGCCCGGAGTACTCGCAAATTACAACTTAGCCGGAAACCCGACCGACAATGCCGGGAATGTTTATTTGCCGGTACAACCACAACAATCGAGCACGGCGATAGCCAATATTGCCACCTTTCAGGCAACCAATATCGCACTTCCCGCAAACGGCCCGATCCAGATCACCGTCAATTTTACTAATCCGACGTTTAATACTCTGCTAGTCGCCATTGAACTAACATCGCTCGGCACCCTGGTCGGGATCGATCTTTTGGGCAACGTTAACACAAACGCACCTAACCCGGCTTGGGCCAATAAGGCGACGGCGACACCCGCGGTTAATTTGAACCTGTTAAGCCAACAAGCTTTCGTAGTCGCCGCACTTTTTAGCGATACCATCAGCACCTTAACGGCTAATGCCGGGTGGACCATGGTCACGAGCACGGTCCGGGGGCAAGGAGTCTTTTACATGACTAGCAGCCTTGCACCGCCGTCCCAGCAAACTCTTTGCCCGGCAACTTTTAGCCAGAGTTCAACCGGGCTAATGGTCGCTTTCGCTTTCGTATTTAGTCCGGTGATCTCGCCTGTACCGGTGGCGCAACTCTCTTCGATGCGAAATGCTCATTATATCCCGCAAGGGCTTTTATGGTTGCGCCCGTTCGGGGATAATTGGGCCGCGGCCGCTAGCGATGTCGGATGGCTCGGACCTTGCGCGGGAATCGCTGTACGGTGTCATTGGAGTGATTTAAACCCTGCGGCAGGGGTTTTTGATTTCTCTTATTTGGATAAGATTTTCGCTTACGCGCAGCAATGCGGGAAAATTGTTAGCCTGAATATTACCACCGGGATTTACTCACCCGCTTGGTTATTCACTTTGGGTTGCCAAGTGCTTACAATTACCACGCAACCCGGCAATTGCGCACCACCTTGGGACCCGATTTACTTACAATATTGGGGTGCTTTTCAAAAGGCATTAGGTGCCCGGTACGGGTCGAATCCGTTGCTAAGTTACAATATCTTAGACGGGCTCGGGTTTGGCAACGGTCAAGCCGATCTCTGTACAGCTTGTTCGGACAACGCCCAAATGTTAGCCGCGGCTCAAGCCGGGGGATTTCCTACCGACGATTTCGTTACTAAATGCAATGCGCCCGCGGGTGTCGCAATTTGGAAATGGGCAGTCACGCAAATTGCCGCGATCTATCAAGCGGCTTTTCCCGGCTTGCCGATGATCATCACTAAAGGTGCCCCGGTTTACCCTAAGCAAAGCCAAGGTTATTTCGATGCTTTGAATGACTTATATGCGACTTACGGGAGCGGGTATAATTCGCCGGTCGGTCTGAAAGATAATGCGCTTGATGATAACTGGTTAGCGACCCAACCGATGGGGAATACCATGATAGCCAAGAGTCCACCGGGTATCTCTGGCTTTCAGCGTAATCATCCGGCGACAGATCCCAATGAATGGGCGGCAAGCATGACGTTGGCCCTATCGCTTAACGCTTGGTTTATCGAGATCTACGATGGCGAACAAACGGTAGTAACTAATGACCAACTGAGTCACTACAACTATCTTTTCATGCAGCAAGCGGCGAAGTTTGCTCAACCCCCAAAGGTGCCGCCGTTTAGCAGTACACCCATAGTGCCGATAAAGGTTCCCAGTCTCTTAGACTATTGCAATCCGGCAATGAAAGCGGATCGCACTTTTAAGGCTATGGCCGAAGCGCTCGACCCGCAATTACACGAAATCCTATCTTTAATCCCGGTTAACCAGATCATTAGCAATCTCAACAATCAACCCGAGGCGGTGATCGATTTTCTGGCGGCCTATCATTTCAATACCCCGTATTACAACCAATCTTTTGATCTGGTCACCAAGCGCCGATTAGTGATTAACACCATTTTAAACTATCTCCCTTTTGGCACGGCATCGGCCGTTAAAGGGGTGCTCTCGATTGCGTTTAATTACGCTGAAGTAATCGAATGGTGGCAGGATAACCCCCCGGCACCGCATGACACTTTTAGGATACAGATTGCCGATCCGTTAGTTGATCCCGTCAAGGTTAGCGAAATGATCCGGGCGATTCTAACCGTAAAAAATGTTCGCTCGTGGTTTGCCGGTATCTCCTCATTTTCGAGCATGATTGCCCCACTCAAAATCGGGTGTGCGATCGGCACCTATAAATACCAAGTAATCCGGGCGCATTAATCTATGTCTAACTTTACCGCTGTTACTGTTACCGATGCCGGGCGGCAACTGATTAATTCTGCAATCGGTGCCGGTCAAACCGTCCAGATTGTTAATTGCGAAGTCGGCAGTGGCTACCCGGATGGGAGTCAAGAACCGGAATCGTTTACCGGGCTGTTACAGTTTAAGATGTTCGCCACCGAAACGAGCTCGAATGATCTGGTTACGTATCAAACAACGGTGCGGTTGAGGGTTTCGAGTGCATTAGCACCGTCTAGCTTCCAGATTAATGAAGTCGGTATTTATGCCCAAGTGGGGATCGCTTCGCCGATTCTATTCGCTTATGCCGCGACCCAAGGTGATGGCGACACCATCACACCCGATCCCGGCCCAAACCCGGCCGTTTACGATTACGCTTTTTTGATCGAATACGAAGGAGACGCCCCGGTGCAAGCCGCGGTCGACATGACCGAGCAGGTGCAATTACACGCGATTACGCACCGCGGGCTTGGTATTGATCCGATCCCGTTAGCCGATGCGACGGATACCGGGCTTTTAACTAAACCGCCCGGTGATGCCACCAAGGTATTACTAGGCACGATCCCGCAAACGTTCGGGCCGATCCCGGTACATGCACCCACCCACCTTGATAACGGCACCGATCCGATTCCCGTTGCCACCACCGCACGCACCGGCTTACTGACTAAAGTGCCGGGTGATGCCACCAAAGTTTTATTAGGCACTAACCCGCAAAGCTTTGGGCCGATCCCGCTACATGCACCGACCCACTTGGACAATGGCACCGATCCGATTCCGGTTGCCACCACCGCACGCACCGGCTTACTGCGGCAACTTAGCGGGCAACTAACCGATTCGTTGCGTGGTGATGGCACGTGGGGTTTTCAAGGTTTGCCACCTTCATCGATGATCGATTATGCGGGTTCGGTCGCCCCGGCCGGTTGGCTAATTTGTGACGGCGCTAGTTATCCCACCGCAACTTACCCCGCACTTTTTGCCGCGATCGGTTACACCTATGGCGGGAGTGGCGCAAATTTCAATGTGCCCAATTGCCGCAACCGGGTCACCATCGGTGTCGGACCTAGCTACCCGCTCGGTGTCACCGGTGGCGAGGTTAGCCATATCTTAGCACAAGGCGAGATGCCATCGCACCAACACCAACAATGGGCGCGATCACAAGATACCGTCGATGGTTCTGGTTATGCGATTGGCGGCCCTTATGAGGGCGAGGGCAATGATACTAGTTTCGAACTAACCGGGTGGTCGGGCGGTGTCGATGCACAAGGTCATCCGATTGATGGGCCAAACGTGGGATTTCATCCGGGCGCAAAAGGCACAACTGCACCGCATAACAACATGCAACCTTACGTGGTGGTGAATAAAATCATCAAGATCTAATGCCGTACCCTTGCACATTGGTCACAACCAGTTTCGAAGATCTTTTTTCGGTGGCGCTTTCGCTTTTTCGTAACACCGAATGGACTCCGCGGTTTTTGTTTACTGATGAAGATAATAACCCGATCGATATCAGCTTAAGCAATTTAGCGATGTTAATTTGCCCGCTGAATTCCGATCAATCGGTGGGTGCCCCGGTGGTAGTCACGAGTAGTTATTCAATCGATACCGATGGCGCGGCCGTTTTCTCGATCACCGGTTTAGGCGCACTCTCACCGGCCGGGCTTTATCAATGGTTTCTAATGCAAAGCATTTTCGGGCAAGCCACCCCGCAAGTGGTGGCGGCCGGGCCGTTAACGGTTTGGGATTCGCCCGCTTTTGCTTTCCCGACAAAAGGCAAATGATGAATGTTTACAACCCCACTATTCAAATTGCGGTTGGCGGTTTGCGTATCGGAAAAAATGCGGCTTGGTTCGGGTTACCGATTGCACCGATCGCGATTCCGGCAACTGAAGAACCGTTTACGCTTCCCTTAGAGGATGACGGGCAAACCATCACCACCCCGCAACTTATCAGTGTGTTAGCCGATGGTATCACCTTTAATGCCCCGCTGTTTTTGCAACTCCTGGCTTGGGCGCAAATATCCGATCCCACTAGTTCCAAGAAATTTTTGGGTGTCCGTTTCGATGCCGATCCGCCCGCCACCATGCGAAGCCAAGCGGCTTTTGTGCAAGGGGTCGCCCAATACCTTTACAACGGGTTAGTTGCGACCGGTGATACCTTGCGCTTTACCGCGAGCACCGATCAAAGCGGCACCAATCTTTTGGCGGGTAACTTTTCCTTTCGCGTTGATGCCTACGTATGAGCGCAAACCAAGATCTAACCTTTTACGCGAAACGTGATAATACGATCGATCTATCCATTATCACAAATGCGGGCGAGCCGGTTGATCTGTCCGGTAACAAGTTTCTGCTTACCATCAAAGCGTTATTAGCCGATGCCGATACCGCGGCACTTTATCAGGGGCCGCCCGCTTGGGTTAACCTGCCATTTGGCCGGATCACTTTTTTAGTGCCGCTCGCCACCACTCAAGGGGCGGCATGGCACACAATTACGCAATGTGTCTATGACATTTCGATGGTTACCCAAACCGGTAAATGGGCAACCATTATGGCCGGGCTTAGCTCGACCATCGTGCAACCGGTCGCCCAGTCTCTAACCGGTGCTAGCACATTAGAAGAGGTGCAAAATGCCAACTAACCCAACCGATGTTGTTTCCCCCGGATTCACCGTTAACGCGGTGACACCGATCGTTTTAAGTTTCGACCCGATCCGAGGCGAGAACGGTGCGCCCGGCACACCCGGTGCCGGTATTAAGTGGCAGGAAGCATGGCAAACCGGGGTGACCTATCAACCTAATGATGCCGTAAGCCGCAACGGTGCCAGTTATATTGCGATCGTTCAGAATACGAGTATCGATCCGGCGACCGATAACGGAAGCGTTTGGGGCGTATTATCGAGTCCGGGCCAACCGGGGCCGCCCGGCCCAACCGGGCTCGTGTTTCGCGGTGCTTGGGTTAGTACCGTGACTTATGCCAAAAACGACCTAGTTACTCAGACCGGGCAAAGCTATATCGCGGTTGCGCCTAGCACCGGCGTTAATCCCGGCCTTGATACCACCTTTGCTTATTGGGCAATCTTCGCCGCATCGGGCAGTGGTGGCGATATGTATAAGTCGACTTATGTGGTCGGTGGTGGGAGTGGGAACGCTAACAAAGTCGATCACGCGCAATTTGCCGATGCGGCACCTTGGGCCGGGATTACCGGGAAACCGGTGGTCGGTGATATGACTAAGGCGGTTTACGATGCCAATAATGACGGGATCGTAAATCAGGCGGCCGCGGTTCCTTGGGCCGGGGTCACCGGGCGGCCGGTTAGCTATCCGCCAAGCGCCCATGAAAGCTCGCATTTGCCCTCTGGCAGTGATCCTTTGCCGTTAGCTAGTCCAGCATCGGCCGGGTTAATCAAAGCAGTAAGCGGGCTTACAACGGATTTTCTCGATGGAACCGGTAGTTGCCAGAATTTTGCTGCGGCAGTCCCAAGCGGGCCGGTTGTATCGACCACAAGCCGCGGCTTGTTAAAGCCGATTAGCGGGCTTGCCACCGATTTTGTCGATGGCACCGGCACGTGCAAAAATTTAGTAAATGCCGCTATTCCTTCCGGCACCTTGCTCGATTTCGCGGGGGCAAATGCCCCGGCCGGGTTTCTCTTGTGCGATGGCTCGGCATATTCACGCACTACCTATGCGGCTCTGTTTGCAATACTAGGCACGACTTGGGGACCAGGCGACGGGTCCACAACCTTTAATGTGCCCGATTTACGATCACGGGTGAGCGTAGGGGCCGGGCAAGGTGGAACTCTCAGCTTGCGCACGCTAGGGGCCATCGGTGGAGAAGAGGCGCACAAACTCGTGGTTGCCGAAATGCCGAGCCATAGCCACGGGCAAGTACTTGTCCAAAGCGGCACAACCGGTTACACGGCCGGTGGCGGCCCGCTTGCCGTGGGCGCTAGTGGGAATACTGGCGGGAGCGGTTCACATAACACGATGCCGCCGTTTGCCGTGGTCACTAAAATAATCAAAACGTGAGAACGCTTTAAGCCTTGATAATGAAGTGGGGCAAGCACGGCAGTTTCGGCCCGGTCAGTTGAGCTAATGCGCCCCGCGCTTTTTGACCCCGGCACCAGATCCAGCCTTTCGGTGCTCTGGACCCGTAAAAGCACACCACCGTGCCGGTCTGGACTACCTTGGCCCATTCGTTTTTTTGTTTCTTTGTCATTCAGTACAACCGTTTCCAAGTCAAAAACAGCATCAGGTTAGTGAACAATAAAAGGGTGCTAGTTAACAACCCAACCCAATAACCGTTGGTGGCGGAAAAAAGGGCAAAACCGAAAGCTGAAAAAGCGAAAAAGGCCGAAGCCCGTAACATCCATTTTCTCATAGTTTTTAGTTTTGGTCACTGTCCGGGTGCTTTCACTTCGTCGTTGTTAACCTCTTGGGCGATTTCAACCGCTTTAAGTAGCCGCTCGATGGTGGCCTTGATACTGTCCACATCGAGATTGGCTTCGGTGATATCGGCTTTAAGGGCCAATAGCCCGGCCCGGTAACCGTCGAGATAATCGGCCGGGCTTGTCCTTTTAACTATCCGGATCGGAAGGGTTTCGCTCATACGTCAATGGCTCATTGATCCGATCCTAGTAGCCCGGCCGCAATGGCTCGGCGGCGAGCCTCCCCTAGTTGCGGCATGTTCTCGGCTAAAGCTAACCCCGAATTGTACTCTTCACCCCGATCGCCGTACCGGGCTAACACGGTCGGCAATCGCCCTCCTTGCGGGCAATAGTACAAATCGAATTTGTTCCATTGCCCCAAATAAATGCAACCCTCGCATTCATGTTCGTAGCGAGGCGCGGTTTCATTCATTGCGTCAGTCATCGGTAAATCGGACATAGCGAAGCATTAAGAGTGTGAGCACGATCCAGACTGGTAAAAACCAAATCATTTGTAGGGTGCTATTCCTTCTTTCTCTCGATCGGGGCGATTTCATCAAAGTGGCGGCGCTTCTCGATATCGCTCAAAACATGGGTGGCGATCTTGTCGCGTGCTTCCACAATCTCGGCTTCGTTCTCTTTGTCGGTTACAAACACAAACCCAACGCAATGGTTTGCTCCGAGTGCGTCGATGCTGAAATTAAGGAAATAGATAAATCTTAGGTCATCATCAACCCCGTACTCGGAAACGACCGGCACCGCAGCCCATTTGCGCGGCCCGGCGTTATCCATCATTTTGCGCACTCGCTCGATTTCGTCCTCGAGTTTAAAGACTCGAATCCAAAACTGCGCTTGGTCTTTACTGTTAACTTGAATTTGGAGTTTCATTGAAAAAGGTGGCTATCCGGTTTCAATCATTGCAAATCCTTTTCTATTTGGTTAGCGATTTCTCGCAACATGCCAGGCGCGGATTTCAGATATCTAACATCGGTTGTTTGTATACTGAACCCCTCACCCCGGTTGCCGCCGATCACCAACAAAATCAAAAACTGCGCTTCGGTTGTTAATCGAGCCAAATTTGCGGCATCGTCATATTTGCCGCCACCTATTTCGGCCATTTAGTTAAGCGTGGACTTCTGGAGTTTCCCGAATCGGTTTGATGGTGGTAAGAGTTTCGCCCGTTCTCCATAGGTTCCAACCATGGATCAAAACGTTACCGGCTCTTTGGCTAAAATGCTGTTGAGCCCACCCGATATCACCGGTTGGCCTTGCGATGATCCATGCCCGTACAGCATAACGCGGATCACCTTTACGGATGTTCTCGCCCATCACCACCCCATCCATGTATTCGTCAGCGGCGGCCGCATTTTTCCATTTAAAGATAATGTGGCAAGTCGACAGTATGGCCGGGCTAATTTTGATCGGTAGTTTTTCGCGGGCATAAGCCGCCACGAAATTGGTTAGGTCCGGATACTTCTCGATCGTCTCCATTTTCTCTTTGTGGGTGGCGGGTTCTTTCGAATAGAAATTACCATGCCGCACAAATTGCGTGAGATACCGGCTCGCGGCCGCAAGTTGCGGGGCATAGTGGATGTTATCCATCGAAAGGTAATCGACGGTTGAACGTCTCCGGTGCAAATCGTAGGTATCAAAGGCGGCTTGTTCGATTCCCCAAATCACCACAAAGGTTTGCGTGATGCCGGTTTGGGCAACGGCCTCGAGCCGGTGTTGTCCTTCTATCAATTCGTCCTCTTGATTGAAGCAAAGAGGGATGCCGTTGAAAACCCAGTTTCCTTCTTTCATGTCGGCCATCAACTCTTTGGCATGAAACTCGACAACCTTGCGGTTGCGAGCCCGGCGTTTTAACCATTTGTTAGCAAGGGCGGCATCAACGTCGATTAATTCAATCCTGATGTCGGTCTTACCGATTTTTCGTCCTACGGTTGGGGCGCGATGTTTCACTAGTCGTTTTTTCATTCCTTTTTTTGTCGGGGGGGCGTTTCTTGTCTCTGTCAATCAATCGAAATACTAACTTTCCTTTGATCACGTTCTTAGCGGGATTGTCAGCCGGTAGGAACGTGTACCATTTCATAAATTGGCCTTTAAAAGTTAGTTGAGGCCGATTTGTTGGGGCGGGTGTTCCATATCTCCGCGGCGAATGGTCGGCCCGTAAGTATCGAGCTCGGCTCGATCCATTAAGCGGTTAAGCGGTAAATTAATTTGTTTGAATTTATCGATGAGAAAACCGGCGACTTCGCCACCCGGATTAATCTTAAGCCGCCAAGCCTCGCATATGGCTTCTTCGAAACTCGGCGCTTCCACTACGCACGCACCGGCAAATTTCCCGTGGTTAACAAAAGAGAGATACCATTTCATTTTAGAACCAATTGCCACCCGCAAACTAAGCAGGTGAATGTTTGATAATCTTCGGTTGCTAAGCCGGTGCCATCACCGCACCCGGCACAAAGAAATAAGGGCAACCCGCCCGGCCCTTCCAGTACTTCGAACCTATGGCAAGTTCCGCAATAGCGGTGTGCTATATCGTTTGGGTTGTAGCTTACCCGACCACAATGCGGGCACGTATACTTTGGGATCTCGCTCATAACAACCCCTCGCGAATCATGGTTACAACGGTTTCATGCCCTTCGGCGGCTTCGTCCCAAGTCGAGTAGCGCCATTGCACATTTTCGACGGCGCGAGCTAACAACCCTTTGAGCTCTATCGGGTTATTCTCGTCATCTTGAAAAATCATGGTTTCAAATAAAACCGGTTTCTTTCCTCCGATGCCCAAGGTTTGATCGATCCCGAGAAAGACCGTGGAAACAAACAATCCGTTGATGTGCGTAGCGCCGACTCGGCGGCTTTCGTCATCTTCAAACATCCTGGCCCATTCATGCACGTTAGGGCATTCGACCGGGTTATGGTTCTCATCCAAGGCGTAAAGGTAAGTATGGCGCACTCGCGAGCGGCCCAAGCCTCGTAGCAATTCATCCGGTGTGGGCAAGCCCAGCTTATCGGGGTCAAATCTTTCAGGGGGTTCGCTCATAAGCGCGGTAACCGGAAAAGTTTTTTCGATTCGATCGCCATATTGGTGGTTTCTTCCCATTCGTTGGCGTTCTTAAATTTGCCCCGGAGCGTGTTCACGATCTTTCTGGCATGCTCTATGTGATCCCGGTGAACGTGCACCGTAATAACCCAATCACCCCGCGTTAGGTTTTTATCGGTTGTCAGCCGATCCAAGTGCACGAGGTGATATCGCATAATGGGCAAGTCGGCCCGGCGAGCACCTATAAACTCAATAAACACTTCTTCGGATTCGATCGCCTGGCGCTTGAGCGTTTCGTAACCCTCAGTGGAAAAGCAGTTACGTAAAATCTTGTCCACTTCTTCCGGGTCATGAATGCACTCAACGTTCAACTCGATCCCGTCTTTGGTTTTAATCGCAATCATAAAGGGGCGGCGTCGCCTTTTTTATTTCCCAAACTCGCCACCGGCGAGCAACGATCGTATTGTGAATCTCTAAAGCGGTTCGGCCGAGCACGTACTTTCTCAAGATCGGCGCGGCCTTAGTACAACGCCCGTTTTCAAGCACTAGACCGGCGGTGAAATTCGGCCCGTGAATTTGCCAAAGCTCCTCGCTCATATCATAAAGGGCCATTCAAAAAGCCGAGCACTCCGAAGCCTGCCAAGGTCACGATATAGGTTTGCCCCTCAACCCGCGGGTCGGATGCATAGGGTCGGCAAACTAAATCGCGTTCCCTAATCTCGAATTGATACACGGTGCGCAAATGGGCAATGAGCTCGGCCCGGCTTTCGATTTCAACGGCCGTTTCCAGAGACTCGGCAAGGGTGCCCCGGTGCTCTCTAAATCGCATGCTCATTCTGGCAATGGTGGCGAATCAAAAACGATCACGAATTGCATTGCCTCTCGGTCATACTCAACCGATGGCGGAAAACTCCAATCGGTTGCCCATTGGGCGACAATGGATTGTATCTCGGCGATCATGCCGCGACTGGTCGGCCGGGCATGAAAAGGTTTAAGCCGGGCCAGTAAGTCGAGCTCGTACACGTCAATACCGAGATCGGCTTTAAGCTTTATCTCTCTTCTCATCAGGTTGGTTTCTGGGAAAATTTCCAGATTCCGGAAACTAGGTGAATCATCCCAACCGCCGCTAATATTAGTGCCTGGAAATAGCGCTTTTGACCGAAAAGCAAATCGGCAATACCGAACATTATTAATGCAATATCAAACTCGGTCATGGTGGCATCGGCTTCGATCGGTGGATGGTTTCTAGTTGGTCCCACACCATCACCGGCATCGGGTCGCCTTTTGCTGATAGCCTTCGAATTGCACCCCCTCACTCCGAGGGTGCCACGGCAATCACAACCCAAACGACCAAAAGCATGGTGAGGCATACTTTTAATAAGGGTGTGGCGAAATTATCGAATCTATATAACGATTGCACGTGAAATTAGTGCAAAAATATCAAAACTGAGTTACGCCGTGCATTATGGCCCAAACCGCATTATGAGTAATGCGTTGAGAATAAACGACTTACAACGCTTTTTCGGTCACCCTGAAAGGGCGTGACGCTATCTCGGCTTTCTCGGGTTTGTATCGGCCGCTAAGCCGCATCAATAAAGGATCTAGCTAGTTTTTGGGTGTTTTCATTCATGCGCTGATTTCTCCGCTTTCTCTGGTTGCTTTGGTCAAAAAGTGAGTTATATAATGCACTCACGCATTACCTCACTAATGAATACAGAAAATAAAAAACCAAGCCGAAAATCCGTTCTCGGGTTTCTCGTTTTTGCCGCACTCTTTAACGGGGTGATTTATGCCCTTTGTTGGCATACCGCCCAATTCCTTTTTAATGAAGTGGTCGGTTGCTGGTCGGTCGGTTGGCATTGGCTAGCCGTATGGTTCGGCTTTCTTCTCTTAACCCCGGTAATTGCCACCTACGGCGTTTGGCAACATGAGTTTTGCAAGAAAGGTTGAACCACTCAAATGATCGTTACCCCTTTCCCAAGCAAGACCACCCCTTACCGGGTCCAGTTACCCGGCCGTTACTCGGCCGACGGCAAACGCAAAACCCAATACTTCAAGACTAAGGACGAAGCCGAGAAATTCGTCTCCCACGTCAAAAAGCACGGGCTACCGAAACCCGAAGCCAAAGTGGTGATCAATGAGCGGCACGAGGCTTTATTGCAACGCATCCTTGAAACCTTGGGCGACAACCCCGAGGCCCATCTTTGGCAAGCGATCGAGCATTACCGCAAAACGGTTTTGAGCGTGAAGCCGATCACCCTAGCCGAAGCCATCCAAGCTTATTTAGCTCACCGCGAAAATGACGGCATCAAACCTCGAGCCTTGCAAACCATACGCTCGGGCCTCGTGCACAAGCTCGGGCGGCATTTTAATCCTGATACCAAGCTAACCGGGATCACCACCCCGCTAATGCGTGAATATCTGGAAACCCGCAAGAAAGGCGGCGACCGGCGCACGATTTACAAAACCGCGAATGCCTTTTTCAATTGGGCGCACAAACGCGATTACCTGGCAAGCAACCCCTTAGCACCGATCGATACCAAAACCGAAGTGGGAGATTTCGGAGTGAATAACGAATTCTACCCGCTTGATACGTTTCGGCGCATGCTTCGGGTGGCGGCCGGGCTCGAGCCGGTGAAAGAGGGGGGCAAGATCACCCGCGAGTTTATTAATCTATTGCCTACGTTCGTCCTAGGCGGCTTTGCGGGCATCCGGGCATGCGAGCTCGTTGCGCGTAACGGAGAGAGCGAAGTCGTTCGTTGGGCCGATCTTCATTTTGATGCCGAGATTCCCAACGTGGAAATCCGGGATGAAGTCGCCAAGCAAACCAAAGCCGATGACCATAAACGCTATATCGATTTGCCCCATGCGATCGAGGCGATCAAAGCTTGGTTGCCACTGCTTCCCAAGCAAGGCCCCTTTATCGTCGCCGTAGGTGATCGCCAAATTGGGATCTTGCGCAAACAATTCGCCAAGGAAACCGGCATCAAGTTTATCGAGAACGGTTTCCGTAATTCGTTCGCGACTTACGCAACGGCGTTCTCGGGTGAAAGCTCAATCGGCGCGGTTGCCCGGCAAATGGGCAATGATGCCAAAACCGCCCGGCGCTATTATCAGCGCAATTTACCGAGCGGCACCGGCAAAGCGTGGTTTGATTCCCGGCCCTTCCAAGTGGTGCAACCCATGGCGGCTCAAGCCTAGGGAGTCATTCGAACCGACAGGGGCACCGGGATCAAATCCGGTGCCCCCTTTTCTTTTGGTGTCGGCATAATGTGGGCAACGAAATTCGTCACCCGCGTTTTGCCCCATCGGCTTGGGCGGTGGCTTTCTTCTTTCCCGGTTTGTAGAATAGCCCGAGCAATCGCTCGATCATTTCGCCCTTCGAACACCCTGCATTAGCGGCCGCCTGTATCAAGGTCTTGTTCCCTGCCGGGCTTAGCTTCACCACCACCCGGATACGATCCGTTGGGGGGCGGCCCGGCCGTCTCCGTAGGGGTCCACTCAACA